CAAGAACCAGAGCGTGGGCTACCAGCTCTATGACCGCGGGCAGAAGCTGACGGCGGCGGCCCAGAGCGGCCTGAGCCCGGCCCAGCGGGCCGTGGCGGGGGCTGTGACCAGCGCGGCGGAGAATCTGGCCATTGCAGCAGGTGGCGATGGCGTTGCGTGGATCCTGCCTATGCTGAGCGCCCAGGGCGCGGCGGAGGCCATGGGACAGAGCGCGGAGAAGGGCGAAAGCGCCGGTAAGGCCCTGGGCGGCGGCCTCGCCAAGTTTGGTGCAGGCTGGGCCATCAACTCGGTGGGCGCAGCCGACCTTGCAAAGACCATGGGCTCGGACTACGCCAAGGACACGATGGCCGGGCAGATTGCGGACTGGGTGCAGGGGCTGGCGGGCAGCTCGGAGCTGGCGCAGCGGTACCCGGCGGTGGCTGCGGCCATCTCGGGCGGCATCGACAACTCGATGCAGGCTTTTGCGGAGACCTATGCGGACATGGCCATTGACGCTGCGCTGGGGGACAGCGAGGCGGCGAAGAACCTCTTCAGCAAGGACACCTTCCTGACCGCGCTGGAAAGCGGACTCTCCGGCGGTGCGTCCGGCGCGCTGGGCGGCGCTGTGGGCTCAGGGCTGCACAGCATGAGCGAAGCGCTGGACAGGGAGGCGGAGCGTTACGACCGGACGGACCGGATGAAGCGGGCTGCCGCCCAGCAGAAGGAATGGGAGGCCCGGGCAGCGGAGCCCTCTCAGCCGACTTCGCCTGCGGCCACTGAAAACATCAGCGGGCAGGAAGAAAACCTCTCACCGTTCCCGTCGGCTGACGCCGCGCGAGAACGGAACTCCACTGAAAGTATGCAGCGGGCGGATGCGCCGCAGGCGCAGACGGAAGGAGTAAACAGCAGCGTAAACGAGGCTGCTGCGCAGTCGGAAAACCCGGCGGTGCGGCAGTTTGCCGAAGTGGCGGCGAGCGACAGCCTGACGGGCAGGACCATCGGGCTGTTTACACCGAACGCCGAGAACCGGGAAAACCGTGCGGCCTTTGAGCAGGCTTACGGCGTGACGCTGCCCGACACTGCGGGCGCGACCCGCCGGATGCTGCGGGAGATCGCCGCACAGCAGAAGGCGAAAAGCGAAGCGGTGCCTGTCGTACAGAGCGCAGAGCTGCCCAGCGAAGCTGCGAGTGTGCCGCAGACAGTACAGGATGCTCCCGCAGAAACCGCCGATGTCATGCCGGAAACGGCTGCGCCGGACAACGTGCGTGAAGCGGCTGCCGCTGTAGGTGAAACCGACAGCTACGAGAACGCCCCGCTGCGGGAGACTCTGGGACTCCGGCCGGAAGCGCCGAAGACCCAGCGGGAGGCCGAGGTGCAGCGGGCGCTGGAAGGCTGGCGGGTGACGGACAAGGCAGCCGAGACCATCAGCAAAAATATGCCGGACAGGGTGGACGCTGACCGGTATGCGGCCGCAGCGTCGCCGCTGTACCGGCTGGGCCGGAGCGGCGCTGCCACCTTTGCGCAGGCGCTGGAGCTGGCGGGCAGCATGAGCGGCACGGCGGCGGACATCAACTACATCCTGAGCACCGACGCCGGGCGGACGGCCCTTGAGATCGCCTACACCCAGGGTAAGGGCGAACGGATGCTCTATGCCGAAAAGATGACCGAACTGGGCGGCGCGCTTGGCAGCGAGAGCACCAGCGGCAGGGGCGAGGTATACGCCAAGGGTACGATGCGGCAGGAGAGCGACCCGGCCAGCCAGATCATCAGCCTGAACGCAGCGGCCACCGGCACGGATGCTATCCTGTACAATGTGCTGCAGAACGACCGGAGCATCAGGGCCTATGTGGACACCGAGACGGCCCGGATCTTCTTCGGAGACAACGCGCAGGACATCTTCGGCACCGTGCTGCACGAGGACTACCACTGGTACAACGCGCTGGACGCCGAGGGCGCAAGGACTTTGCAGGAGCACGCGCTGGAATATCTGGCGAAGAGCAGTGGCTACGAAAGCCTGGACGAGATGATCCGGGCGAAACTGCGGGATTACAGCGCCCAGAGCCTGACCTATGAGCAGGCAGCGGAGGAGCTGGTGGCCGACGCATGGCGGGGCATCTTTGACAGCGAGGAGAGCTTCAAGCGCTGGGTGACGTTCCAGCGCGGGCAGGCAGAGAAGAACGCAGACAAGAGCGGCGCCATCCACAAGGTGATGGAGCAGGTGCGGCAGATGCTGGACACGCTTATCGGCCGGGCAAAGGAAGTGCTGACCGCAGACCCGGACGACCGCGCCGCCCTGAAGGCGAAGCGTCTGGCCGAGGCCGAAAAGCGCACCTTACAGGACGAGTATTTCGCCCACGCAGAAAAGGCCATGGACAACCTGCGGGCGGCAAAAGAAAACGCCGCAGCCCTCAAGACCGAGAGCGCGGCGGAAAAACAGGGGGTACGATTTTCGATTTTGAAGGATAAGGCCGGAGAGACTTATATCAAAATCGACGAAGATATTCTGAAGGATGTCCCGCAGGAAGAGTGGAAGTCTACGGTCAAGCAGGCTATCAAGGAGCGTTTTCCGAACGGCTTTAAGCGGAACGACTGGACGATTGAAAATACGAAAGAAAGCCGCAAAGAATTTGTCTGGTCAAAGTATACGAAAGCATTGCAGTGGGAGAGCGCAAATGCCTATGCAGATAAAATGCGGATAGCAGCCAATCTGGACGAGATCATTCGGACGGCAGACGAAGTATACCGTGAGCCTGCGAACCACAAGAATGCGGAAGCATTCAACCGGGGAAAAATCAAGATCCAAGTCGGGCAGAACGCCTATGAGGCGGATGTGCTGACGGCCATCAAAACGGACCAGCGGGAGATATTCTATGATATTGTGGACATTAAGCCCATAAAAATAGAGACCTCCGGCAAAGCCCACATAGAATTCGAAGATTCGAGGAGCAGCGGGCCGGAGGTCTCGGTAGAAGCCTCCGGTGGAACCGTCACCAAAACACAAAGTCATGATGCCAGCAGATTGCCGGAGGCTTCTAAACAAAGTATAGCACGAACCTCCGACGAAAGCAAGAGAACCGACGAGGCTGTGAAGAAAACGGTGAGGTTCCAGCTAAGCGAATCCCGGCGAAATCAGAGTGAGCTTCAGAAAGAAAGCCGGGAGCTGGAACGTCAGCGCCGCGCCCTGAAGGAAGAGCGTGCAAACTGGCAGGAAAGCAACGAAGTGCGGGCTATCGAAGAAAAGAAAAAAGCCTATGGCCTGTTCTCGGAAAAGGGCAAGGCATTCAGGGCCAGCGAAGAGTACCAAAGCTATCTGGAAAAGCGCAAGGAGTTCAACCGGCGCGGTGCAGAACTGGAAAGCCGCATCGGCGAAGTGAACGATAAGCTGCGGCAGGCACAGGCCGAAGTGGAAAACGCCCGACAGGCCGTGAAGCAGGAGCAGCAGAAGGTGTATGATACCAAGGCCAAGGCGGCGGGCGGAAAGCCTGAGTACCGCCGGAAGTTGGCCGTGAAGCAGTTTGGAACGACAGACCGTTTTGAACGGGCAGGGTACATCCTGCCTGATTCGGGACATCAAAAAAATCGACATGCAAGTCAAATGCAAGTCAAACAGTTTCTGCTTTAACGTATGTATGATAGAAATTTTGATATATTGACGTCCTCGTAATGAGCAGGTCGTCCGTTCGAATCGGATCAGTAGCTCCAAAAATCCTACAAATCAACGTCAAAATTTGACTGATTTGTAGGATTTTTTCTTATTTAAGCTGACGCGTGCGAAGAAAACCGCAACAAAAACCGCAATATGAGGTGCTCAAAATCGAGAATTAAGGGTTTGGGGCAAAATTTTCAATGAATTAAGTAATAGATAATTGTCGTGAAATCGGTTTGAGAAAAAGGACAGAACGGTGGATGTATGAACTTTCCAGAAGAACAGCTGGGTCGCGTTGGACAAAAATTCTCAGATATAGGGCGAAAAATCGAACATATCAAGACACTTGACTTGGTCAGCTGCGTTGCAGAGGTTGAACAGCTCTGCGGTGAGATTCAAGCCGCAACGGAAGAAATGAGGCATATACTTGCGCTGATGAAGTTCTAACAAACAAAAAAATCCCCTGCTAGCTTTCATTGCCAACAGGGGATTTTCTATGTAGGATTTATAATTTGCCACCGACGCGCTTTTTATCGATAAGCCGGTAAATTGATTCCAAGGATTTTTGAACCGCTTGCCAGAATTCATGCTGATTGTCTTCAAATCGCTTTGGCTTATTTCCTGCTTCGACAATCAAATCTTCAAGCGAGCTGCATTCCTTTACCAGCTTATCAAAAAATATTTTATCGTCGTACCTGTAAAAGAGTGCAGCCATACTCATGTCAGCCAAGGCATCACAGAGATTGTTTCCATTGCATAAAATGCCTTTATCATCAAACCTAAGCGTCGTTCTGGCCTGCGGAATTTTCTTGATGAGGTAGTCATCAAAAATAACACCGCAATTACTAGAGCGAATCGCAGCAGCAGCCGATTTATTCGCTGTAAACGCAGCATAGATGGATACTACGATTGCAAAAAGAGACAGAGCAGCAGAAATAATGTCAATCATTTACTGCACCGCCCTTTACATAAGCATCAATCGATTAAGAACGGCTCTTTTGGGACTGTCGATTTTGGGAGCAATAATATCGAAGTTCTTTTCCATTCCTTCCCGCCCGATTTCAGTATAGATTTTCCCAAAAAAGCCCTGAATGAACGAAGATGCCAGATAATCGATTTGCTCCGGGAATTCAATTACAAACGGCTGTTCAAGGTCGATTTTTCCATTGACTTGTTCATTGAACAGTTTTCGACCGTAGCTATTTCCAGCGAGCTTTGTCAAACTCTTATCCTTTATCTCAAGAGCAATCCTTTGTTCAATCATAGTCATTCCTCCGTCTCCATCACGAAATTCAGGTTATATGCGGTTCCGGGAAAATATATCGGAAATGGCAAAAAAACATTCTTATCCGGAGCACAATGCTGGAAGTCATGCTCCTGATTCATTCCAATCCAATGTTCTGCATCATACTCCAAAAGCGGCTGTAAGAATTGCATCTTTCGTCGTCCCGAAAGCACATAACAGTTGTTGCTATCGGCCTGAGTCTCAAGCCATTTTATCAAGGTCGGAAGTCCGGTTCCGCCGGTAAGATATTCGTTCGGTCTGCCGGATATGCGATCTTGGAAAGCGCTTAACATGAAAAATTCGTCATCGCCATAGTCTTCCCTGAAAAACCGTCTGTGATACATATAGATTTTACGCAATCGCCAATACCGGGCGCTGTCACTCTTATCGCGCAACTCGGGGTTGACACATAGCTTTGATTGTATTTGAGACGAAAGCAAGGTCGGCGAAAAATTAACAACGCAAATATTTACGCCGTAATACTTTGGTCCATTTGGATTATTCCGGCGAACATAGTCGCGTGGCGTCACATCAATATCAAGAAAACAATCTGAGCAACTATGCTCAAGCGCATTTCCAACAAGTTCTACAGCAACTTCAGAAAGCAAGTCGCTGCGAGTCTTTGTAATTCCAAGCCCCTCAAAGAACAAACACAACGTTGTAATTGCCGACGACAATGTTTCGTCAGAATTTTCATTTGCTAAAAAAAGCTTACGATAGTAATTCTTGCCAACGTCAAATCTAAATTGACGGACAAAATCCATGCTAGACTGTGTGGATTTCTCTAGGGCACATAGGGGCGACTGCCCGATGCCATCGGTAAAAATATTCGTTTCTTTCTTATTGTAAAGCAATCGTACAGATATACCGTGGTCAGCAATGATATGTTCTAGGTAACACTCTAACAAAACGTATGTGAATTTTTCGTCGAACACGCCGTTCGGAAATGCAATTATAATTGATGAAAGCAGGCTGTTGCTGTGAACGGTAAGAAAAAGCCCCGCGATGAGTTCGGAGACCGTATCGACTGTCAACACCTGCTGATTTCCATAAAATATACAGGATTTTCCATCCGGAAAGAAAACAGGGATATGCGCTTTAGCAGATATCGCATTCTGCAATTGCCGCTCAAGCAGGGTTACATTCTTCATACATGCCACCGACTTAACAGTTCTATAATTATACCGATATACTATGGTGCTTTCAAGATTATTATAGCACATATTTTAGACACTAACAACAAAAAATCCCCCATATTTGCCTTATTATGGGTCAAATACGGGGGATTTTTTCATTTTACGCTGACTTTGCGCTGACTCAGCCCAGATTCAGCGTAGCCTTGGCAGCGGCCTGCTTGGCGGCGACGTGGTTGGCGTCGATCTGGGCCTCAATACGATTTTCGAGGTACTGGGTCGTATCGCCGAAGTTGCTCTTGATGTAGTCCTACGCGTCGCTGCTCATGCTTTTCAGGGTAGCAGACACGGCCCGCATCAGGGCTTCCTTCTGCTCCGCCTCATTGAACGTCCCGGCGGCTTTGAGGTCGTTGACGTATCTCTGGTTCATCGCGGCCACGGCATTGGCAACGGCATCGCCGATTTCCCGGACGAGCCGCTGCGCCTTGATGTTCTGAGTCTGGGCGTTGATTGCATCAACGGCAACTGGCAATGCCTTTCTGGATGCAGGCGGTCACGATGGGGACGCAGACCAGCAGGGCGACGTACAGCAGGCTTCTCGTAAACTCATTCATATTCGGTTACTCCTTTCATTCAGTGAACCTGATTCTTCAGGCTGTTCATCCGCTTATCACCTTCGATGGCGGCGGCGGTAAAGCTGTTGTTCTTCCACCATGCGGCCAGTGCTGCACCGACGGTGAAGCTGGTGGAGATTATCTGTTCGAGCTGGGCATTGTCGATGGGCAGCACGGGCTTGCCCGCTGCACTGAGCAGCTGATTTGTCAGGGCGAGGCCCAGCGCTGCGGTACGGGTCAGAGTACCGGCGGAGATCTTCTTTTTCATTTCAATCCTTGCCTTTCTCGGGCGTCTCGGCCCGCTGCTTGAGGATGTCGATGGCCTTGGTGATGGTTGCGGGAATGGGCAGACCCATCAGGCCGGCATTCTCGACGATGGAGATGGCCTCGTTGGCCGAAAAGCCGATGATCGCCGCGTCGCGGACGAAGCTGCCGCCGATGACGGCATCAAGCTGGCAGGCCACCAGCACGATGAGCAGCGTCTCGCCCTTGCGGATGAGGCCCTTCCAGCCCGCCTTGCTTTCCAGTGCGCCGGTCTTGGTCTTGGGGCTGGCGTGGAATACGCCTGCCACCACCAGACCGGTGATGTAGTCGATGGCCATAAAGATGACCAGCGTCTGCAGGGCAGTGTCCCAGCCACCGAACAGCGAGGCAATGACACCGCCGATGATGCCGATCGCGGTGCAAATGGTATCCTTCATTTTCTTCACTCCTTTACATGGTCCACCGGCTCTTATTCGTCCGGGTGTCGATATGCACCCAGCCGGTCTTGCGGGTGGGGTGCTTTGCGTCCTTCGGGTAGCGCCCGATGCCGCCGCGCCCGGGAAGCAGGGTCTCCGCATAGGCGGCGACTGTCGCTACCGGCACACCTTCGACGTAGAAGTCCGCTGCCCTGCCCAGCAGGTGCTGGCTGCTCTTGGCCCCGCCCACGGCGGCATTATGTTCGGCGGTGCGGTAGCCGCTGGTGATATGTACCGGTTTGCCGAAGTGCTCCCGGATGCACTGTAGCACCACCACCAGCTCGTCGTCGATGAGGACGACGTCGCTGCCCTTGCAGGCGAACTCGCGGACACGGAAGCTGGGCGAAAGCTGCCGGGTGGAGTCGCGGGCCATGGAATATTCTCTGATGGACATAAAGAAAATGTAGAAATGAGGTGTAAAAATGAAACAAAATACAGGGATGTCTGTTTCAGACTGGTCATCGTTGGTGGTGATGATCGTTGCGATTTGCGCCTTGGTGTCTCCGATACTGACAGCGGCTTGTAATAATTGGCACCAGCGAAAGATGAAGCAGTTGGAATACGAACATCAAGATAAAAAGTGGCGATTGAACAGAGAGCGCGAAATGTATGAAGGATATATCCGAGCGGCCGGAGCAGCAGTTCAAGCACCTACAAATGAAAATCTGAAAGAATATGGTTCATATTCTGCTATTGCATCCTACTATGCTCCGAAATTTGTGCAGATAAATATTCGTAAAATGGATGAATTGATAAGCCTTGACGGAAGGCTGAATGAAAAAGTTAATTTGCTCAATGAAGTCATTGAAAGCATGAAATCAATAAAATACCCACAAGCGTGATAATGGCGACCACGCCAGAGTATGCCGGATACCACCCGGAAAGCTCTGGCGTGAATTTTTTTACGAACAGGTTGCACGCAACAACTGCAAGCCAGAGAATCGGAATCAGCTTTAGTGAAAGCATGGGGATTTCTTCACCTCCTTTGAAAATGGAACTTGCAAAAATGCGAGTATCAGAGCAAAAAGATAGACTTGCATTCGTTGGCGGATAGGTTCAAGGTTGCGGCGATGTCATGCATCTCGCCGACGGTGAATTTCAGACCATCAGATGCAAGTTTGCGGGACAAAGTGCTTGAATCCATGCCGATTTTCTGCGCAAGTTCCTGCTGGGTCACACCGCGCTCTTTCAGCTTGCCGCGCAGAAGATTCATGTTGGTAGACATGAGTGGTTCACCTCCTTTCATGACTCGCATAAACGCGAGTCTCTGCACATAGAGTAACCCGACAGAAGCAAGAAGTCAATAGACGACTTGCGTTTTTGCGAAAATCTTTTTTGAATTTGCAAAACGCTATTGCAATTTTGCGACTTTTCGTGTATTCTCTTATCAAGAGGTGATGAACATGACCACCGGCGAAAGAATGAAGCAACGTAGAAAAGAAATCGGATTCTCTGCGGAAAAGGTAGCAGAGCGTCTCGGGGTTTCTCCTGCCACAATCTATAGATATGAAAAAGGAGATATTGAAAAGGTCCCGGTTGATAGCCTTGCGGAACTTGCGAAGATTTTGCAGACCACTCCCGCCTACCTGATGGGCTGGGAAGAGCAGCCGACTCCCAAGCCCACTTCTCCCACCCCCATCCCGCCGGGCTTCATCCCGATGCCCAAGATGAAGAAAGTCCCGCTCATCGGCGCAATCGCCTGCGGCGACCCCATCACGGCCCTGCAGAACAGGGAAGGGGATGTGGATGTCCCGGAGGACGTCCGCTGTGACTTCGCCCTCAAGTGCCACGGCGACAGCATGGTGGGCGCTGGCATCCATGATGGGGATGTGGTGTATATCCACATCCAGCCCGAGGTGGAGAACGGTGAGATCGCGGCGGTGCGTATCGGGGATGAGGCGACCTTGAAGCGGGTGTACCTGCATATGGATTATGTCGAGCTTCGGCCTGAAAATCCGGCATTTGAGTCTATCATTCGCCGGAAAGAGGATATGAACGACGTGCATATTGAGGGAAAAGCTGTGGGATATACCCATTGGTTTTAATAAAATGAAAAAGCAGGAGGATGTACTATGAAATGCCCCAAATGCGGAAATGAGGCCGGAAATGCAAAGTTTTGTCCCGAGTGCGGTGCGCCGCTGAACGGGCCGATGGAAGTCCAACACGAAGAAGCGTATAAGGGTGGAAAGCCTAAAAAGAAAAAAGGCTGTGGCTGTGCGACTGTGTTCATTGTATTCTTTGCGCTGATGCTCATCGGTGGACTCCTTACAGCAATTAGCCCAGATGGTGTTCAAAGCGACGCCTCAAAATCTTCTGCGTCATCCACTGCATCTGCCAGTTCGGAACTCAATTCTCCTTCGGCAGAAAGCTCAGGGAAGACAGAAGAAGAGAAGCAGGCAGAAATCGATGCAGCGTTTGCAAAGCTAGCAAAACAAGAGGATGAAGTAGAAAACACTGCATTTTATACACCGTCCTGCTATCCGAAGTATTCAAATACCCGTAGTTTTGCACTGCCGTATATTGGCGAAAAAGATGGCCGATATGTGCTGATTTGGAAATTCAACTATACAGGAAGCGATTGGGTATTCTTTAATGATGTCGTGATCAATATCGACGGCGAAAAGGCTGCAGAGATTCCTTTCAATTACTTTGACGTTCAACAAGAAGTTTTTACAGGCGGTGTGTTTGAGGCCGTGGATGTAAATCCGGCAAACAAGTATGCCGACCTCATGCAGAAAATCGCTTCCTCTGAAAAGACAATCATCCGTTTCGCTGGTAAAGATTATAAGTATGATATGACGGTATCGGATGCAGATAAGCAGGGCATTCAGGATATTTTGGATGCCTACAATTTGGTGAAGTAAACAAAAAACGCCCCCGGTGTTGGCGCACCGAGAGCGTTTCGTAAGCGGCTCACCCTTACGGGGTCATCGCACACTCAAGCAATGCGATTATACCTCTTTTGGGCGGGCTTGTCAAAGTGTACCCATATGGAGGTGTATTTTTATGGCGAGTTTCAAGGA